GCAGCTTTTCGGCCCGTTGGTAAAGCCTTATAAAATCGCTGAAGCGGCCATGAAGGAGATTGAACACAAACGAGTTCCAAGCTTGGAAAGATTAGACAGGTTACTAGAGAAGCATAATTCAGAATTATCAAAAATGGAGGAGGAATGACAAAAGAAGAATACTTGCAGTCAAAAATTGATCAAATAAAGAAAGCAAATTCTGATAATAAAATGCGAGTAAAGAGGTTTGCTAAAGTGATAGTAGGTATGTCTCTTGATCAGATATTGGCTGAGTTCACATTAATCCAAAACAAGGAAAGCGATTTATCTTTTGCCGAGAGATCATTTATTAATCGATTATGCATTGAGGCGTTAATGTTCGAAGCAAGGGCCAAAAAAGAAGAGAAGAAAAAGGCTGAAATTGAAACCGAGGAGCCAAAAGATGTTGTTAATTAGATAGATATGTTTAATTTTTTTGAGTTATTTAATAAGCGCAGCGATAAACTAGAATTACCTCCTAAAATGGAGGGTGATTTTAGGATGATTGTTATAATTACTTATACGCATTATTTGCCCGGAGCGATTGAATGTGCAACACTTGAGTTATTAGAATCAATAGAAGGTGTTAGGGATGTTGTTATTGATACTTATGGCAACGCAAGCCTTCGCGAAGATTATATCCTCAGCAGTGCCATGTGGAAAATGAGAGTAAAGCCTTGGTTGAACGGATATATTTCAAACAAAGAACTAAAACAAGGCTTAAATGAAAATGAATATATCAAGTTTGGAAAAAATTCAAATGTAAAAGATTTGTTCAGCGAATTAATCAGCACACTAGAAAGAGAGGAGAAGTATGAGGTAGCATCCATTATTCAAACAGCAAGGAGGGAGTATGATAACTGCAATAGTAAAGTATAGGTCTAAAGCCGTTATGCAACTAAACACACCATGTACTGAGATTTTATAAGTTAATCCTCTAACTGAAATCAATCAAATACTTGGGTATTGTGAGATTATTGATAATTAAAAAATTATGGGAGCACCAAAAGGAAATCAGTTCTGGAAACTAAGAGCCAAACATGGAAGGGATAAGATATTTTCTTCACCGGAAATACTATGGGAGTCTTGTAAGGAATATTTCGAGGCCACCGATAAAAGAGTATGGGAGCAAACAGATTTTCGAGGTAAGGATGCTATTGAGGTAAAAATTCCAACTCAGGCACCATATACATTAACTGGGCTTTATTTGTTTTTGGATATTGATAGGAAAACTTGGGACTTGTATAGAGAAAGGCAAGATTTTATCCCAATCATTACGCGTGTAGAGAATATTATTTACACACAAAAGTTTGAGGGTGCGTCAGTTGGAGCGTTTAATTCAAGTATTATTGCAAGAGACTTGGGGTTGAGGGACAAGAAAGAGTTGAGTGGTGAGAATGGTGGTCCAATTAAACTAGAGCAGATCACCGGCATGGAAATAAAATGAAGCTTCAATTTGATACACATGGTAACGATAAGCAGAAGTTGTGTGCTCAATATTGGGTGGACCATGAAACAGATGATATTGTCTATGGGGGAAGTAAAGGGTCGGGAAAATCATTCTTGGGTGTAAGTCTAATATTTGGAGACGCTTTTATTTATCCAGGCACTCATTATTTCATTGCAAGGAAAAAGCTTAATGACATAAGGAAGTACACTATCCCTTCTATACATGAAGTCTTTGATGTTTGGGGTGTATCAGATGGATATTATAACTACAATGGACAGGATAACTACTTTCAACTGTATAATGGATCTAGGGTGTATTTGATAGATGCAAAGTACATCCCCTCTGATCCTGAATACTATCGATTTGGTTCTATGCAGATGACAAGAGGATGGATAGAGGAAGCCGGAGAGTTTGAGGAAAAGTCATATCAAAATTTAAAGATTTCTATAGGTAGGTGGAAAAATGACGAATACCGATTAAAAGGAAAGATTCTTCAAACTTGTAATCCAGCAAGGAACTATCTAAAGCATAAGGTTTACAATCCGTTCAAAAAGAACGAGCTCCCTAAACACATAAAGTTTATTCAGGCGTTGCCAAAAGACAATAAAATGCTTGATGATGGATATTTAGAAATGCTTGAAAGGACATTGAGTAACAATGACAAACAAAGACTTCTTTATGGCGACTGGGATTATGATGATGACCCAAATGCATTAATTGAGTATGACGCCATTCTTGATCTATGGACGAATCAAATAGAAGATTTTGAAAACATGTACATCAGCGCAGATATCGCCTTAGAAGGTTCGGATAGGGCAGTGCTCGGAGCCTGGGACGGCTTAAAGCTGATCGATATATTGGTAATCGACAAAATGGACGCAGAGGAGCTGCTCAAGGCTATTAACAGCTTTAAAGCAAAGCATGGAGTCCGTAATTCACGAATTGTATTCGACGGCGATGGGCTGGGGGCCTACCTCAAAGGATTCTTGAGAGGGGCAAAACCATTCAACAACAATGGCAAGCAGATTGAAACCAAAGAGGGTACCCAGTATCAAAACCTAAAGACCCAGTGTTATTATAAACTAGCTGCCATGATCAATCAGGGTTCGATTGCCATAGACAAAATCAAAGACGATCAGGTTCAAGAGGATCTCATTCAAGAGTTGGGTCAGGTTAAGCGCTGGCATTCAGAGAAGGACGGAAAGTTGAAAATCCAGCCTAAAGAAGTCACCATTAAAAACATAGGCAGGTCCCCGGACCTCTCCGACATGATGATGATGCGCATGCTGTTCGTCTTAAAGCCACCAAAAAGGGGTGGGGCGATTGTGGTGAGTGTTTAGGAATGTTTAAATACTAACCTACTTGAGGCTTCATCTAATTCATATTCAAATTCAGAAGAATATGATTCCTCATCAATTATCAGTTCTACATTTAATTTTGGGTTATTGACGTTTCCATCCTGACTTAACGTTAAATTTTCAGCAAAATGATTATTTAAAGTATTTTCTAATATAGCAATAGACACTATAACAGTTCCTTTTTTTAATGAAATTTGCATATCTAATGGATATTTGAATTATTGTTCCTACATTTCAATCAGGAATAGCTCCCCTTCCCACTCCCTACCTTGCAAATAAAAATGATCGATCGCACCTACAGTGAAGGGGAGAAGGTGGCCTTTCATTACAATGGAAAGGAAGATACCGGAATTATTGAAGAGGTCAAAGAAAACTCCATCAACAAAGTACAAGGAAAGCCCTTCTCGGGAATTTACTACCGCGTGAAACCGTTTTATTCACCACAACGCTATTTACTTATTGCTCATAATCAACTCAAGCCAGCATGAATAAAGAAAGAATCAAAGAGCTCAACTTTGTCACTCCCGGAATAGAACCGGTTCTTGAATTTTACGTAGATAAGATTAGTATTGCCGAAGAGAAACGAATCGCTGGACTATGGAAAGGTTCTGTTATGGCCTTGATGAACTTCGTGGATGAAAAGGACAAAGAGAAGATCGCTGACTTTTTAAAGCCTGCAAGAAAGAAGAATAAGATTCCCAAAAAGGAACCCATAACGCAAGGGCTCAGTAAGAATCCGGAAGTACAAGACGATGGCTGTTCAAATTGTGATCCGGAGCCTGAGACAAAGGAAAGGCAGTTTAATTTGGAGACCCTCAAAGAAGATGTGTTAAAATTGCCTGAAAGTGAGCAGAATAAGGTGATTGGCAAGCTTATTGAGAAGTATGAATTAGATATTCATCCCAGAGTAAAGAAGAATGAAACAAAACTGGATAAGATTATTGAACTCATAAAGGAGACTGCTGAATGATAGAAAAGGCAATCAAGGTTACATTTATCAATGATGATGGAGAGCCAGTAGAAATTGGCATTCCATATTCACTTGACGAGATTACTCTGTCAGAGTATTATGACTTCTTAATAGCTCAAGCCCAAATGTTCAAAGAGATCGATGAAGCTCGCGAACAAGGAGATATTTTAACACTTGATCGACAGGCTGCATTGTTATTAGATGCATGCCTTAATATTGTTCCTGAAGCTCACCTTTTTAGATTTGATGAAAACTTTAGATTGGACCAAGCAGAGCAATGCTTGATTCAGGAGAATATGGACGTTACTTTAAATGTTCTTTTTGTCCACATTTTAACAATCATTCAAATCTATGAGCCATCGAATAACAATTTGAGGTTTGAACATAATGGTGAAGTGTACAAGGTGGATCCGCAAGACTTATACACGGTATACACAGGAGATCATCGAACTGCTGGTGAGTTTATTTGGGTTAAGGAGTTCCAAAGGCAATTAGAGGCTGAGAATAAAAAGAGAAACCCTTACGATGATGGAAATATGTCCTTCAGGTTCAATCTATACACCGTTTCTCTTTTAGCAAGGAAAGAAGGGGAGGAATTGCCGTACAAAGAGAGTGAACTGCGGGAGTTTCTGTTTAAACGTTCAAAAGAGCTGAAGGATATTAGAGCTTCAGTCGCGCTGGATATCGCTTTTTTTTTGAGAGATATGATCGAGTCATTGCTGAAACACCCCAGTTCCAATACTTTTACAAGGCCAAACCAGAGCCACCTAAAAGTGGTTCACAAGACGGAATCGAAGAAATAAAACTTAAGCAGAAGTATCAAGCGTATTCACAAAGACTGTTTACTTTGATTGGCTACCCCTACTACCTCCAGCTAGCGGAAGAGAAAGGCTGGTTCAAAGGAGAGGATCCCATCCACGCTAGAGCCATTTTCAACGCCAACGCACACGACTTCATTCGAAAGGTGATC